GATTATCAAGTACAGCATTAAAAGTAACAGGAGCGCTCGCGGCTGTCGGCGTGAGTGTGGCCGGTGTTGTTAGCGCTGTCAAGGGTGTGGCTGATGCCACAATACAGTTTCAGCAATTCACCAGCACATTACAAGTAGGCACAGGATCGGCTAAAGGTGCCGCTGATGCGCTGTCCTTTGTGCGCTCAGAATCTCAGAGGCTTGGGCTGGATCTTGCGACCGCGGCTGATCAATTTGGCAAACTAACTGCGGCATCGAAGGGCACAGCGCTAGAAGGCAAAGCAACTCGTGATATCTTTACATCGGTTGCGCAAGCTGCCACGGCTCTTGGACTATCAGCAGAGCAAACCGGCGGCTCACTGCTTGCAATACAGCAAATCATTTCAAAAGGCACAGTATCTGCGGAAGAGCTACGCGGCCAACTTGGCGAAAGATTGCCGGGTGCTTTTCAGATTGCGGCACGTGCTATCGGTGTCACTACGCAAGAGCTTGATAAGTTGTTGCGCACTGGTAGCGTAACGGCTGAACAGTTATTACCAGCACTGTCGCGCGAATTAGATAAAACATTTAGATCGCAATCTGAGCAGGCAGCCAAAGGCCTAACCGCTCAAATTAACCGAATGAACACGGCTATTTTTGACCTTAAGATAGCTGTTGGTGAGTCTGGGTTAATAAATTTCTTGTCTAGCGGAATAGAACTTGCCACTAAACTTGCCAATGCACTAACTGGCGTGTTTGGCGGTCAGAAATTAGATCCAATACAGAAACAAATATCATTGATTAAAGAGCTCGAGGAAGAGCTGATACATATTCAGGGGCTGAATAGTATCATTCCTATCAGTGATTTTCTGTTCAGCAAGAAAGATCAGGACGAGCTTAAATTTCGCATAGAATCTGCTACAGAAGACTTGCAGAGGATGAAGGAAGCAATCGCCTCTGATTCTGCTTCAGAAACTGTAGTTGCCGCCGTTAGCAAGGATGCCGAGAAATTATCTGTAGCAACCAAAAAAACTATATCTGATGCAGAGCGGTTTTTATCATCGCTTAAAAAAGAGGCAGAAACAGCCGGATTGACTGCGGTAGAGATCAAAAGGCTTGAAGCTGCTCACCTTGGTGTGTCTAAAGCAGCAAATCCGCTTATAAGCAGAATTGAGCAAGTCAATGCCGAGCTAGATCAGCAGAAGGCATCTGCTAAGTCTCTCGCTGACGATCTGCAAAAGATCGCATCAATTACCGAGTCTGTAAAAACTAAAGAAGAAAGATTAATTGACACTCAAACAGAGCTTAACCGATTGCTCAATCTTCCAAACTCGAATTTATCGATTGAAACATATAATCGCGCGCTCAAAAAAGCACAGGAAGAAACGTCAGAGGTTGCAAAAGTCACGCGCTCTGTAGCTGACGAAACAAGCCAATTATGGATACAGGCTGGTCGTAATATACAAAGCGCACTAGCCAATAGCATCTTTAACTTTTTTGACGATGGCTTAAAAGGCATGGTCAAAAGTGTCGGTCAGGCCGTTGGTAGGATAGCTTCAGAGTTCGCAGCGCTAAAACTTGCGCAGAGCGTTGGGCTTGCTAACATGTTCAGTGTCGGTGGCGTTGGCGGGACAGGAGGAAAGAGTAAAGGTTTTAGTTTGTCGTCTCTGGCATCAACGGCTGGCGGATTGGTATCGTCTGGCTTTGGGTTAAATAGTCTGGCTGGCGGCGGACTATCTGCAATCGGTGGCAGCGGGTTATTAGGCTCGTTCGGTGCTGGCATGTCGGGCGGTTCTGCTGCTGCATCATTTATAGCGGCCGAGAGTGCTACGGCTGGCGCTGGTCTTGCTGCTAGTATGGGTTCTGCGTTCGCTACGGCTGCTGGTCCATTAATGATTGCAGCTGCTGCAACGGCTGGATTAAAAGCGCTGGCAGGTGATAAGCGCGTTGGCGGTGGATTTGGAAACGCAATTAATGCCGTTGGTGATATACCTATAATCGGCGATCTGTTGCCTGTTATCCCATTGATAAACGCTCTATTCGGTCGCGGCCCATTAAAACAAAAAGAAACATCATTAACTGGTTCTATTGGCTCGGGTGGTTTCGAAAGCGGATCGATTAACACAAACTTTGTTGCTAAGGGTGGATTATTTCGCAGCAATAAAAATGATTTCGCGCGAGTTGATTTAGTAACTGGGCAGACTAGCACTGATAACGACAAGCTAAAAGCGTTTACCGATAGCCTGGGGAAACAAGCTAGAGACATCATTGATATTTTTAATGATACGGCAAAAGGCGTGTCAGGATCTATCGAGGATATCGGTAAGAACTTAGGCATCAGCACGGAAAGCCTGAGCAGTTTTAACCGTGAAATTAATCTCGTGTCAGAGAAAGGAAAATTTCTGACCGAGGAACAAATAAGCGCGGAAATAGCTGCCATAACAGATCAATTGGTGACAGGATTTCTACCAAGTATTACCGACCTAGCCAAGCGCGGAGAAACATCAGCTGAGGCATTGCAGCGACTTAATTCAGAGTTTTTATCGATGTCTGGGGCTGCTCAAAATTTGGGCGCTACAGTAGACCAGGCGCGCAGCCTGATCCAGGCTTTGTCATTTGAGCAGAGAACTAAATTTGTTGAAATGGCTGGCGGCTTTGAGTCTTTGGCTACCATGTCAAAGTTTTTCTTTGATAATTTCCTGAGCGCTGGAGAGCAAGCAGCACTTAAGACAGATCAGCTCAATAGATCATTAACAGATCTCGGCGTGTCTACCGCTATCGCTGTAGAGGACTATAAAAAACTAATACAAGCAGAGGGAACGGCTAACGAACTTAGAATTGCTTTGCTGAGACTTGCGCCTGCATTTCTTGAGGTCAGGAATGCTCAAGTACAATTAGGTACATCAACAAACACACTCGCAAAAGCAGAGCGCTCTCTTAATGATATCCGTAATGAGTTACTTGGAAAATATAACCAAGAGCGTGGTGAGCTAGAATCTACCATATCCAAATTCAAGGGCATATCTGACAAGTTAAAGGATTTCCGGGAAGGTTTGGCATTCAGCGAATTATCGCCATTAACGCCAGCGCAAAAACTTGAGCAGGCGCGGGCAGATTTTAATCAGACTCGCATTAAGGCGGCATCCGGTGACGAGTCTGCGCTTGATAGGCTGCCTACTGTAGCTCAGGAATTTTTACGCGCAAGCCAAACTTATAACGCATCGAGTGCTGCATATTTAAGCGATTTTGCGCTCGTTACTAATGTGCTTAAAAACGCAGAGAAGAGCGCGTTATCACAGTCTGATATAGCACGCAGTCAGTTAGACAGTTTAAAATCTAGTGTCGATTATCTGCTGAATATCGATAACACAACAAAAACAACAAACGATCTGCTGAAAGAATTAATTGCTGCTACGTTGTCTGGCGGTGGGAATCCTGCTGTCACTACTGGAGATATCCGCAGTTATCTAGATAAAAATCCGAATGCTACACCGCAGCAGGTGGCTGCTGCTGCAACTAAATTCGGGGTGTCGAATGCCCAGCTTGATGCTGCTGGATATGATGTATCTAAGATTAATCGTGCAACTGGTGGCGCGTCTGTAACAGATAAGCAAATACTGGATTTCGTTAATGCCAATAAAGCCAACCCAATGGCGATTTATAATGCTGCCAGACAGCATGGCATAACGTCACAAAGATTATCTGCCGTTACCGGGGTATCTTTAAATGATATTAACAAGTTTGTTAAAGATAACAAGCTGCCCGCATTTGAGCGTGGAACGGATTTTGTAAGAAAAACAGGCTTGGGATTACTGCATAAAGCTGAGGCTGTTGTGCCATCTTCGGCGGTCTCGAAAATGGGAGATGTGGCAGAGGCAATAGTATCACTAGAAAAAAGAACGGTAGAAAATACGGCGGCACTGATAAAAGTGATCGATATAACCAACAAACAAAACGCTCAAACGATATCCGGAGCTGTCAAGCAGACCGAGACAAAACGGCAGTGGAGCGATAGAAACAAAGTGAGGCTTGCATAATGGCTGTAAATTTTACTGAGTGGTTAGAAGATCCTCAAGCGATTAGATGCGTTTTAGTTGAGGCCGCCATTAGTGTTGGCGGTGTGGCTGTCACAAGGTATTTGTCAAGCAAAAACTATTCAGATAGTGTGGCCGGTCGCGTTTACGATCCTATCGTATCATCAGACTCAATAAATTTGGTTGAGCGAATGAGCGTTGATGGCCAGCCGTCAATGAGTTTTGGCGATGTCGAATTAATAAATATTGATGGATCAATAGATAGTTGGCTGCGCGATATCTGGGTAAATAAAAATATTACAATCTTGATTGGTGATGTGAGATGGCTGCGAGAGGATTTTGTAACAATATTTAATGGCACCATTGAAGATATAGACAGCCGCTCAGCCGGGACATTAAACATTAAAGTTAGGGACAAGCTGCAAAGACTTAACACACCAATATCTGAGGCTAGGCTAGGAGGTGTATCGGCTAACAAAAACGAATTAATCCCGCTGTGTTTTGGTGAGTGTTTTAATGTAACTCCACTGCTATCCAACCCAGCAACGCTTGAATATCGTGTGCATACTGGATCAATAGGCGCGAGCGCGATAGAAGGTGTTATTGAGGTTAGGGATAATGGCGTACCGGTGAGTTTTGCTTACGTCGAATCACTGGTTAAAACAAGATTTACGCTATCTGCACAGCCATTTGGGCAGGTTACCTGTAGCGTGCAAGGCGTTAATGATTCGTCAACCTGGATCAATACGCCATCAAAGATCATTAAAAAAATAGTCAAAGAATATGGCGGTGTCAACAAGTTTGTTGATGCAGATATTGATTTAACTCAATTATCTACTTTTGATACAGCAAATCCTCAACCAGTAGGCGTGTATGTCGAGTCGAGAGAAAACACTCTAACAGTATGCAATCAACTAGCTGCAAGCGTAGGCGCTCAACTGGTAATGTCGAGACTTGGAAAATTGCAATTGTTAAAAATTGAGCTGCCGCCGTCAGGGACTCCGTTTGCAATTGGCGAGACCGACATAATAGCTAACAGCTTAAATGTAACAAACAAATTCCAGGTGCAAGCCGCTTTTAAAGTCAATTATGTCAAGAATTGGACTGTGCAAACTGGATTATTAACAGGCATCCCGGCAGAGCACAAAAAAATGTACTCGTCAGAGTATGCAAGCGTGACTGCTGAGGATGTTACCGTAAAAGCTGACTATGCGCTAGATACAGAGCCAGTGGCGGTTGATACGCTGCTTTTAAAAGAGTCTGACGCAATTGCTGAGGCAACCAGGCTGCTATCAATTTTTCGCAATCCGATTGTTGTTGTGTCGTTTACAGGACACGCAAGATTAGCAGAGTTGACACTAGGGCAGGCTGTAACAATTACTTATCCTCGTTTTGGTTTTGATGCAGGTGTTACTGGTCAAGTTGTTGGGCTATCGATTGATTATAGTAATTTGACTGTCAATGCCGATGTTTTAATGGCTCTCACTCCAAACGCAGCGCCGCTGTTGAGCAGGATAATGCGCGAAGATGGATCATTTTTACTTCGCGAAGACGGGACTTACATTTTAAGAGAGGATGCATAAATGGCGGCTATCGTTAATGATCTTGATATAAAACTGCAAGCTGCAACACCAAGAACAGTATCAACAAATTTACCGGCTACAGTTAACGTGCCCGGCAATGTAACGGGTACATTAAACGGAATCCCGGTGCAAGATGTGATTGACGCTGCTAATACTGGCGGCGGCACTGAGAATTTTTTTACCATGAGCGCATCTGACCCAACCGGCGGCGCTGCTGGCGATGCTCATTTCAATTCGACCACTAATGTCATGTGGTTTAATATCGGTGGCGTTTGGACTAGGGGCGGCACGATTAATGCCAGTCAAATAACTACCGGAACGCTCGCGGCTGCTCGTATAGCTGCTAACACAATTACGGCTGGCATGCTTAATGTAAGCACTTTGTCTGCTATCACGGCTAACCTGGGCAGCGTAACGGCTGGCAATATAACTGGACTGGCTAATATTGACATCACTGGAATTGCCAAGTTTAGCGGGCAATCAGGGACCATAGGAGATTACTACACCGGTATTTTTAACGATGGCTTGTCGACAAAGGGCGGACTAAAAGCATACGCCGGCATTATCGGGGTAGCTGTTTACGGTGACGCAGGCACGACCGGTGATCGTGGAGTGGCTGGCGTGGCTAGATCAAGCTCTGGTACTGGGGTGCAAGCCGTCAACACCAGTACGGGTGTTGCGCTAGCTGTGCAAG